TAAATTCCGAAGATAAAGTATTATTTTCAGATTCCGACATATATATAATAATAATAATAATCTTTATTTTATATCATATTTAAAAGTTATTAATTTGAATTTTATTTTTATTATTTGAATTTTATTTTTATTATTTGAATTTTATTAATTTTATTTATGACTGAAAAAAATGATTATTCTATAAAAAAATATTTATTAGCGATTTCAGTCTTTTCACATAAATTTTAATTTATACTGACTAAAATTTTTTTTTTTATTCTCAAATCGAAATTTCAAAATTGGACATACTTTCTATGTCCAATTTTCAAAAATGAAATAAAGAATTAAAAATTTCTTCAAAAAACACTTAATTTCAGTTTTAAATGATAATGGTTAGAATTATCTGATTATAAAAGATTTTTTTGTTATTGAAAAAAAATTTATATAAAAAAAATAATTTAGGGGTTTTTTAGTCATTCATAATATAGATGACTTTGAATGACCAAAAAAACGCTATAAATAAATATAAATATATTTGTAAAAAGTGTAGCTTTTATAGTAATAATAAAAAAGATTTTTATCGACATTTGGACACTGCAAAACATAAAAAGCTAAAAAATGATGAAAATGATGACCAAAAAACGCAAAAAACCCCATTTATATGCGAATGTGGAAAAATATATAAATATAAGCAGGGATTATCATCTCATAAAAAAAAATGCACACAAATAATTACAACGTCAGATGTTAAAATCGAACCAAATGTTCATGAATTAATAATGAAATTAATAACTGATAATCAGGAGATGAAAAAAGAGAATCAAGAATTGATACATAAATTAGTTGATCAACAACAACAAATGACGGATTTAATACCAAAAATTGGTAATAATAATACAACAATTAATAACAAACATAAATTAAATATAAATGTATTTTTAAATGAAAAATGTAAAGATGCGTTAACGATGAATGAATTTGTAGATGGTATCGAAGTATCAATGAAAAATTTACTTACAACGAAAGATAAAGGGTTAAGTGAAGGTTTATCGAATATTATAATGGATAATATGAATAAACTTTCTCTCTATGAAAGACCTATACATTGTACAGATAAGAAGAGGGAAACATTATATATTAAAAATGAAGAATGGGAAAAAGATGATAATAAAAAACAAGTTAATGAACTAATAAGAAAAGTTGAAAATAAACAAATGAAAAATATTAAACAATGGACAGATGAACATCCAAATTATATGGAAAATGAAAAATTACAAGAAGAATATATTAATTTAGTTCGAAGTTGTACTAGTTCCATCGATGCATCAAAAGATAAAATTATTCGCAAAATGTGTGATAATGTTTATATTACAGACAATAAATAATAAGATAAGGAGATACCTGTTAAATATATTGTTTTATAGAGAAGGGGTTTAATAAACTGATATTATCCCTTATTTATTTAAACGTTGTTTTGGGGGTTTAAGGGGGGTTCCCCTTATCCCTTATAAAATTGAAGCAAAAATAATATAGATATAAATGATATATCTATATTAAATGCCACAGTGGCAATTCAAATTATTTGAATTTGACGTTAAAGATGATTATGATAAAAATATAGAATATGTTGCAGGAAAAGATAATAAAAGATTTATAGTTCAAATGTTTGGAATAGATGAATCTGGTAAAACCGCGTCTATTTTTGTTAAAGGGTTTGACCCATTCTTTTATGTAAAAGTAGGTGATAATTGGAATAACTCGGATAAAATGGAATTAGTAAGTTATGTAAAAAAGGAATTAGGTTCTTATTATGAAGATTCATTATATAAAGCAAAAATAGTAAAGCGACATAAATTATATGGATTTGATGATCACAAATTATATACATTTATACAATTAAAATTTAAAAATACTCAGGCTTTAAATAAAGCAAAAAATCTTTGGTTTAAAGATAAAATAATAAACGGTATATTTGAAAGAAAATTAATAAAAGGAGGCATAATAGTAAAAGATACACCGGTGGAATTATATGAAACACAAATACCACCATTGTTAAGAATGTTTCATATACAAGAAATTAGTCCATCTGGATGGATTGCTTTATTACCAGGTAGTTATACGGAACATACAAAAAAAACTACTACTTGTGATTATGAATTTTCATTAAATTATAAACATATAAGACCTATACCAAAGAAAGAAACAAGAGTTCCATATAAAATATTAAGTCTAGATATTGAGGCATCTAGTAGTCATGGTGATTTTCCGTTACCAAAAAAGAATTATAAAAAATTGGCAACAAATATAGTTGATATAATTACTACAACAGAAGCAACAAATGAATTATTGCAAAAATGTATTTATACAGCATTTGGATTTGATAATTATAGTGATATAGACAAAGTATATACAAAAAAATCGGTAAAATCGTTGGATGAAATTAAAGAAATATTTAATGAATGGATCAAAGTATATCCGGCAAAATATGCTAAGATGAAAGAATTAGATAATGAATTAAAAAATCAATTAATTGAAGAAGAACTAAAAAAAGCAGAAGAAGAATCTGATGATGAATTGGATAAATACGATGATAATGCAGACTCATCAACAGTAGAAACATTTGCATTTAAAAAACCCAAAAAAATTATTAAAAAATATACAAAAAAAGAAGCAACAATGCTTGATATGTTAAATGACCCAGATGCCGAGCGTGAAACAAAAATTCAAGAATTAACAAATACATTAACTATCCATTTTCCAGAAATAGAAGGAGATAAAATTACATTTATTGGGTCAAGTTTGCGTCTAGATGGTAAAGAAAAACCATATCTTAGACATTGTATAGTAGTTAATACATGTAAAGAGATAAATAATGCGGTTGTTGAAAGTTATTCTACGGAAAAGCAAGGATTATTAGCTTGGACAGCATTTATTCAACGAGAAAATCCAGATATAATTATTGGATATAATATTCATGGTTGGGATTGTGGATTTATGTATGAAAGATCGAAAGAGTTAAATTGTACAAAGCAATTTCTGCAATTATCGCGTAATAAAAATGAAATTTGCTTGAAAAAAGATTGGAAAACTGGAAAAGAAACAATTGAAGAAAATACTTTGGTAATTGCTAGTGGGCAATATGATATTAAATATTTTAAAATGACGGGGCGATTACAAATAGATTTCTTAAATTTATTTCGTCGAGAATATCAATTATCATCATATAAATTAGATTATGTATCAGGATATTTTATTGGTGATATAATTAATGAAATTATTATAAATAAAAAAGAGGTGGAAGATGGAAAAATAGAAATTACATCTACAATTAAAACTAAGAATTTAATTGGGTTAGAAAACGACGATTTTATTGTAATTGAACAGATTGGTCATACAACCGATGTATATGAGGGTGGAAAAAAATTTAAAATTAATAATTTACAAAAAGATTCGTTTGATATTTCTGGAGAAATATGTCCTGATAAAACCAAAACTTTAAGATGGTGTTTGGGTAAAGATGATGTAACACCACAAGATATTTTTACATTAACGAATAAAGGTCCGGTTGAACGAGCAATAGTTGGTAAATATTGTATTAAGGATACAACATTAATTCATGATTTAATGCGGAAAAATGATACAATAACTGGATTTATTGAGATGGCTAATATTTGTAGTGTGCCGATTAATTTCTTACAAATGCGCGGACAAGGAATTAAACTTACATCATTTGTTGCAAAAAAATGTCGAGAAAAAAATACATTAATGCCCGTTATACAAAAATCAGACGATGAAGATGGCTATGAAGGAGCAACTGTATTAGATCCAAAAACTGGATTATATTTAGATAATCCAGTTGCATGTGTTGATTATAGTTCATTATATCCATCATCTATTATTAGTGAAAATATATCACATGATAGTAAAGTTTGGACAAAAGAATATGATTTAAATGGTAAGTTATTAGAAGAATCTGGTGATAAAAGTTATGATAATATGCCTGGTTATGAATATGTTAATATAACATATGATACATTTAAATGGATTCGAAAAACGCCAACAGCAGCAAAAACAAAAGAATTAGCTGGATATAAAACATGTAGATTTATTCAGTTTAAAGAAGGTAAAGCTATTTTGCCAGCTATTCTAGAAGAATTATTAGCTGCTAGAAAAGCAACAAAAAAATTAATGAAAAATGAAAAAGACCCATATATGGCAAATATATTAGATAAACGTCAATTATCTATTAAAGTAACTGCGAATTCTTTATATGGCCAATCAGGCGCAAGAACAAGCTCATTTTATGAAAAAGATGTTGCTGCTTCAACAACAGCTACTGGACGAAAACTATTAATGTATGCAAAAGCAGTTGTTGAAAATGCGTATGGAGAGTCAATTCAAGAAACAAAAAAATATGGTAAAGTTAAAACAAATGCAGAGTATATATATGGAGACACTGATTCTGTATTCTTTACATTTAATCTCACAGAATTAGATGGTACAAAAATAATAGGAAAAAAAGCATTAGAAATAACTATAGATTTAGCACAAGAAGCAGGTGCATTAGCAACAAAATTTCTGAAAGCACCACATGATTTAGAATATGAAAAAACATTTTTACCATTTTGTTTATTATCAAAGAAACGATATGTTGGAATGCTACATGAATTTGATCCAGAAAAGGGAAAAAGAAAATCTATGGGTATTGTTTTAAAACGCCGTGATAATGCACCTATTGTTAAGGATATATATGGTGGTGTTATAGATATTTTAATGAATGAAAAGGTAGTTCATAAAGCGGTTGTTTGGGTAAAAGATTGCTTGCAAAATATGGTGGATGAAAAATATTCACGAGATAAATTAGTAATTACAAAATCATTGAGGTCTAATTATAAAAATCCGATGCAAATAGCTCATAATGTGTTAGCAAAACGAATTGGTGAACGAGAACCTGGAAATAAGCCTGGTCCTGGTGATAGAATACCATTTATATATATAAAAAGTTCTAATAAACGAGCTCTTCAAGGTGAAAAAATAGAAAATCCAAAATATATTTTAGAAAATAATTTGAATATTGATTATGGATTTTATATAACAAATCAAATTATGAAACCATTACAGCAGGTATTCGCTTTAGTATTGGAAGAAATGCTAGATTTTAGAAGTAAAAGAGGTCGTCAAGATAAAAATAATCCACATGGAAGTTGGAAGAAAGATATAGATAAATTACGCGAAAAATGGACAGATGAAGATAAATTTAAGAAGAAATATGAAGAATTTAGATGTAAAGAAGTAAAAAATATATTATTTGATGAATATATTAAACAAGTTAAATGATAAGATAGACACTTAAACCCGATAATAAATGATATGGACACTTTAATTATATTTTTTCTTACGAGTTTTACGAGTTTTGCGACCTTTACGTCTTTTACAAGTTTTACGAGTTTTACAATTTTTACGAGTTTTACAAGTTTTACGAGTTTTTTTATCTCCACCTTCAAATAGAGGTCCGGAAGTTATACTTATTTTGTTGTTATTAAATGTAGGTATTCCATTATAATCCCATGATACTGTGACAGTATGTTGTAATATATTACTTTTTCCTAATTTAAATAATTCATCTTTTGGACATGATTGGACACAGGATATAAATGGTAAACCACCAGCCGGAGTATCACGACTAGTATTCCATGTATATAATTGTTCTAAATCCGTTTGATTTGGAGTTTTTGGAATAAATACAGATAATCCAGTATGTGTAATACTACCTTTTGTTAATACATCATCAGTAGTATACCATTTATTTTTCTTGGTATCATATTCATATTTTGCAATTGGTCCACTTGCAAACTGATCAGGAATAATTGCTTTACCATTTTCTACTTTAAATAATTCTAAATAGTTATCCGACATAAATTCTACTTGTCCTTCCGTAAATTGCATTATACTATCTGTATCATTCAGTTTAAATCCAGTAGTAGTTTCAATATCTGGTTGTTTTGTTATATATTGTACTATCCACCCATTAATTGGTTGGGTTGAATTAATATGAGAGACATTAAATTGTTCTTTTACAAAATAATCACCATAATTTTTATATCTAGATGATATATATTTTAAATCTAAACTATAACTAGCCATTATATTATATATAAATAAATAAATAAATCACAAAAAATAATAATTTAATATTTACGAGTATATTTACGAGTATATTTATTTTTTCTTTTTTTGAGTGTACGAGATTTTTTAGATTTTTTAGATTTTTTAGATTTTAAACGCATTATTTTACGACCACCAGATATAGATGTAGATACAGATTGAAACTTAAAATGAATAATTCCAACATCTAAATTATGATTTATTACTATACAAAGTCGTTTAGTTGCATTAAAATAGTTTTGAAATCCAGATTTTAGATAATTATCAAAAAGTTTCATATGTTGATCTTTAGTAATATTTCCTATATCAATCGCTAATTTATAATCCCATAAATTTTTAAATCCATCAATAAATATTTTATATCCACCAAGTTGTGTTGGTTTAGATTTTTGATTATTATATATATTAATACAATTTATTTTAACTTCATGACCATTCCATTGTGATGATGATTTTTCACATTTTAATTTAGGCCAGTCAACATTCTTTGATATATATCCAACAACAGGAGGACAACCATTTGGATTACACTCTCCATCAGCAGGTGTCCATTTTTCTGCACTAAAATTATCTAATCCTTTTGGAAAATTAATAAATTGAGCCTTTGCGGCTGTTGATGTTGTTGAATCTAAACTAGATAACTCATTATAGAGTTTTTTCCATAGATTACGTTGATAATTAATATGTAATTTTATTGTATCATCGTTTGATAATTTAAATGATACCTTTTTTTTAGTTTTATTTATTGTTTTAGAGCTTTGTTTATGTTCTGATTTAGATTCTGATTTAGATTCTGGTTTAGATTCTGGTTTAGATTCTGGTTTAGATTCTGGTTCTGGGTCTAGTTTAGGTTGTTGTTCTGAGTCTAGTTTAGGTTCTGGTTTATGGGAAACTATATTATCAGTAGATTTTGTTTCTATATCAGAAGATTCACAAACTATTTTGCATCGTTGTTTTTTGGGATTAGTTTTAGAATTAATAATAGTATATTCTAATGGTTGATTATTTTGCATAAATTTATCTAAATTATCAACATTAATAGTACTTTTTGGCATTATATAATAATATAATAATATAATAATATAATAATATAATAATATAATAATATTATTATATTATTATATTATTATAGTATATAATGAGTTTTAATTTAAGAAAAACAAAAAAAGCTAGTAGAACTAGAAAATCTAAAGGAGGAAAAGGATCGTCAAGACGCAAGAATTCTGCAGCAAAGAAAATTCAATCAAAAACACGTAAACATTTAGCAAAAAAAAAAGCGGCAACAAAATTACAAACCAGAGCGCGCATGTTAAAAGCTAAATCAGTATTAGATGAAGAAAAAGAAATGGCGGAAGAGATTGCTTTAATGCGTCGTTGTGATCGTAACTTCAGACAAGTTCCGAATTATCGATGGGGATATGGTTATGATAGGAAGTAAATATAAATTAAAATTGAAATCAAATTCATAAATTTAATTTCAAATTATTGAGATAATATGTCTTCAATAAAGAGCGAGCTTTTGGAAAAAGGATATTGTATTGTTCATAATGTTCTCTCGCATGAAGAAGTAGATAAAGCAAAAGAGTTATTTTATACTTGGCAAAAAACACTACCAAATCATGATAAAATTCATGATTTGATAGATCCTCATGGTATTTACAAATTCCATGAAGTTGGGCATCAAGAACATGCTTGGTATATTCGTACAAGATTACAAATAATAGATATTTATAAAAAATTATGGGATTCAGATGAATTAATTGTTTCATTTGATGGTTCTTGTTATATTTCAAAAAAGACTAAAAAACAAGATAAAATTTGGACTCATACGGATCAAGATCCAAATAGTAAAGGTTTACATTGTTATCAAGGATTTGTCTCTTTAACTGATAATAAAGAACGAACACTAGTTGTTTATGAAGGGTCGCATAATTACCATGAAAAATATTTTGAAGAAAAAAATATTAAAAGTTCTAAAAAATGGCAATTGATTGAACATGATAAATTAAATGAATTGAATGCAACAAAACGTGTATTGGAAGTTCCAGCAGGTTCATTAGTTATTTGGGATTCACGAACATTTCATCAAAATCAATATGGTGCTCCTAATTCGGAAGAAAGAATTGTTCAATATATTTGTTATTTGCCAAAATCACATCAAAAAAATACACAATCGCAAATTAAAAAACGATTAAAATATTTTGAAGAAAGAAGAACAACTTCACATTGGCCATGTCCAATTAAAGTTAATGGTATTAAACCACAAACATATGGTGATAAATCAAGAGAAATTAATTATGAATTAATGCGAAAACCGGATTTAACAGAATATTTGGATATTATTAAAACTTTAATTTAAATCTCTAAATAAAAATTCTATGGTATATTGCCCTGATATATCACTTTGTTCTATATTTTCTGATGTATTTTCTGATGTATTTTCTGATGTATTTTCTTGAGTAGTTTCAATATCATTATATTGTGTATTATCACGAATATCATTTCTACATAATGGACAGTGAACATTTCTATTAAACCATCTAAAAATTGCATTTGTATAAAATATATGTTTGCAATATATTAATTGTGTAACAATATCATTATCAGCAAAATCGATTTGAGTAATTGGACACGTTATATTTAATGGATTTTCTATTGTATTAAATAATAGTTGTTGTGTTGCTTGTTCTAGTTGTTCGGGCGATGGTCTAACATCTACGGTTGAAGATAAAAAATTTTGTAAAGAACTATTAGATATATCATTAAAAATATTATTCATAATATTATTAAATCTAGATGATACAGACTGAGTAGTATTTCTATATACGTGTGGTTCATTATTATAAGTATATTGAGTATTGTGAGCATATTGAGTATTGGGAGTATATTGAGTATTGTGAGTATATTGAGTATTGGGAGTATATTGAGTATTGTGAGCATATTGAGTATTGGGAGTATATTGAGTATTGTGAGTATATTGAGTAGTGGGAGTATATTGAGAAATAGGAGTATAACGAGAAAATGCTGTAGAAGGTCTATTTACAATTTCGCCATATACCTGTTGTTGTTGATTAATAATATTAATAATATTATGTAATGCAGTATTACTAGAATTAATAAAATTAATATAAGATGATAATATTCGTTCATTATTATTATTATTATTATTATTATTATTATTAGAATTATACATTTTATATATGTATATAAATATGTTTAAATATATAAATTGATTATAAAATAATGGAATTTAATAAAGATAAATATTATGATAAAGGATTAACTGGTTTAGCGAATGTAGGAAATTCTTGTTATATAAATTCATGTATGCAATTATTATCCCATACATATGAATTAAATGAATTACTGACAAATTTAGATAAAAATAAAATTAATGATAATATAGATGCAACTGTATTAATAGAATGGAATAATTTAAGAGAAATGATCTGGAATGAAAATTGTACGATAGCACCCTGGGGTTTTATTAAAACAATACAAAGTGTTGCAAAAAAAAAAGGAATAGAACTTTTTATGGGATATTCACAAAATGATGTAACAGAATTTCTATTATTTATAATAGAATGTTTACATACAAGTTTAAAAAGAGATGTAGATATGTCAATTAAAGGAAATGCAATAAATAATCTCGATTTATTAGCAAAAGATTGCTATACAATGATGGAAAATATGTATAAGAATGAATATTCTGAATTATTAAATATATTTTATGGTATTTCTATAACACAAATAAAATCATTTGAAACAGATGAAGTTTTAAGTCGTAAATGTGAACCATTTTCAATATTAACACTTTCATTACCAGAAAATAATAAAACAACTTCAATATTTGAATGTTTAGATAATTATAGTAAGAATGAAGAATTAAAAGATGATAATGCTTGGTTTAATGAAAAAACTAATGAAAAAGAAGATGTAAATAAAAATATAATATTTTGGAATTTACCAAATGTATTAATAATAGAACTAAAAAGATTTGACAATTCAAATAAAAAAATTCGTTCATTAGTAAATACAGAATTAGAAGATGTAGATTTTTCAAAATATGTATCTGGTTATAATGCAAATGAATATATTTATGATTTATTTGGTGTAGCAAATCATATGGGTAATGTATTTGGAGGACATTATACTGCAAATATAAAAAATTTAAATGGAAAATGGTATAATTTTAATGATACAAATATTAGTATTATTACTAAAAATAAAGTAATTACAGAATTTACATATTGCCTTTTTTATAGAAAAAAAAATAAAAATTAAATATATAATGAGTGGTATAAATATTAATTCAATTACAGGTATTCCAACATTAGATAAATATTATGATAATATTTCATTTAATCCAATAATAATTACGGTATTAGTAGTTATTATTATTTTATATTTTATATTTTTTGGTTATTTAGGAGGAACATCTTCTTCATTATCAGATAATGATTTATTTAGTTCTGATGATTCGGAAAGTTCATCTGGTGGACAAGTAAAAATGTTAGGTATAATATTGACAAGTATTTTTATTGTATTAGTATTAATAAATGGATTTAATTATTTATTAAATATCAATATCGTAACTAGTATAAAAGATTTTTTTTCTAAAAGTCCTAAAATAGATATTTTAGCAGATAGTGAATTAACATCCGATAAAGATTCTGATGTTCCTGAAATTAAATATGTAGAACAAGTATATCATATTCCAAATAATAAATATACATATGAAGATGCAAAAGCATTATGTAAAGCATATGGAAATCGATTAGCAAATTATAAAGAGATTGAAAGTGCATATGAAAATGGTGCTGATTGGTGTAGTTATGGATGGTCAGATAATCAAATGGCATTATATCCAACACAATATAAACATTGGAAACAATTGCAAAAAATTAAAGGACATGAACATGATTGTGGAAGACCAGGTATAAATGGTGGATATATAGCGAATCCAAATGTTCGATTTGGAGTGAATTGTTATGGATATAAGCCTAAAATAAATAAATTAGAAGCAAAATTAATGAATGATACACAGTTATATCCAGTATCACAAGAAGATATTAATTTACAGAATAGAATAAAATATTGGAAAAATAAAATTAATAATATATTAATTTCACCTTTTAATCCGAAAAAATGGAGTCGTATTTAGTAAATAATTTATAATATTTACTCTGACTTTTTATTTTTTTTAGTAGTTTTTTTTTTCAAATGAGTATTAACTTTTTTAGATTTATTTGATTTATTTGATTTAGTCGATTTATTTGATTTAGTCGATTTATTTGATTTAGTTGATTTAGTTGATATAGATACTTTATTTTTTCTAGTTTTTTTGGGTTTAATATTAGATTTAGTATTAGATTTAGTATTAGATTTAGTATTAGATTCACTATATGATGCATTATTTATTAATTTATCTATTAGACTATCATCAATACATTTAATATTATTATTTGGATCATCTAGTTCATGAATATCATCTACATCATGAATATCATCTACATCATGAATATCATCTAGTTCATGAATATCATCTAGTTCATGAATATCATCAGGAACATTATTTTCGCCAGAAGTAATAGTATGTATGCAATTGTTATTGATACAATTAATTTCGTGAGATATAGTGTTAGGTGATTTATTACCACAAGAATAAATATTGGGTATAGCTAAATTAGTTAATAATTTATTATTAATATGTTTAAAAGAATCATTATTTGCTAAAGTATTAATTAATAATTTCTCCATTCTAAATTGTATATATATATTATTCTAAGGAATTATATCCGATACAGTAAATCGTTTAATTTCTTTAATACTTTTGATATTCCGTTGTGATTTAATAAAATTAATTATTTCCATTGCGTTATCATCATTATGATAATATTTATTAAGACATTCATAAATAAATTTATATGTTAAAGGTTGAGAATAATTAACGTCAACAAATCGTAATTTTCCATTATTAATTTTAATAGTAGCGTTATCTAAATGATTATTTGAAACATATTCTAAAATAGAGTTATTATATTTATTTTTTTCCATTCTAATTTTCTTTAATTCGATAATACTTTGTTTAATTTTATTATCAAGTAGAACCCATTTTTTAATATTTTCTTCTAAAGACATTAATATAATTAATAAATTTATTTATTTAATTATATTAAAAATATTATTTAATCTATCTTCTACGGCTTCTTCTTCTGCGGCTTCCTCTTCTGCGGCTAGAACTACGTTTTGGACCAACAGCTAAAAGAGTTCCTAATAAACCGAATGGAACTAATGGAGAACCACCTTTTTTACTATGTCTACGGCTACGATGTTTTTTACCACCTTTTTGAGCTGATTGCGATGAAGATGAAGGAAATGGTGCGGGGTGTAGTGGACGAAGATTGGCACCTCCCTTAAATTTACGGCTACCTCTACGTTTTGTACTTTTGCGTCTTGTTCCACCAATAAATTTTTGTAATAAACCCATTATATATATAATTAAGAAAATAATTATTAATATTAATTAATAGATTTATTACGTAAAAGTAAAATAAAAATTCCTAAATGTAATAAAAAACTAATTAAAACAAAAATTAACGACAAATATATGTATGGATTTATTTCTTTTAATAAAATACTAACAATTGGTTGAATAATCGGATGTATAATTTCTTTAATATTTTCTTTAATTTCTTCTTTTTTTAAAAATAATAAACATTCATTTAGAAATGAATCTTTCATTAATTTATAAATTTACTTTATTTACTATTTATTAACGGATTTATGCGTGTTAATGTAAAGTAATTTTTCTATAAATTTAATAATGGAAAATATTATAGAACCGACCGAAAAATTTAATTTTACAACCCTAAATTTAGAAAGTCCATCTCCTTTACCAGGAGGTAATTTTTTTACAAAAATTAATTATACTGATAAAAAACTACCATTATATATACAATTACCGAAATGTAAAAGTAAACATGGTATTATAAAAAATGTATCATCTAATAAATCATATATTGATTTAATGTTTAATTATTTTGAAACTGATTTATTAACATGGTTTGAAAATTTAGAAACAAAATGTATAGAATTAATACACAATAAAAAAGATATTTGGTTTCAAACCGAATTAAATTTAGACGATATAGAAAATATGTTTAATTCAGCAATGAAATCATATAAATCAGGAAAATATTTAATAATTAGAGCTCATATACCACAGGGAAAACAAGTAAAAAAAGATTACTGTATGATATTTGATGAAATGGAACAACTTTTAGATGCATCTGCTGTAAAAGAAAATATAGAAATAATACCATTAATTTGTATAAATGGTATTAAATTTTCATCAAAAAGTTTTCAATTAGATATTAATTTGCCACAAATTATGGTAATGAGTATACAACAGGAAATTAAAAATGAGTGTATGATAAAATCCTTAACATTTAGTAAAAATAAAGATAAAGATAAAGATAAAGATATAGATATTTTAGAAAAAGCAGAATCTTTAGACATAAATACCAATTTTAATAAAAAAATTAATATTGAGTCCAAAAATTTTCCGGATTCAAATGAAATAAATGATACTAGTAATTCGAGTGATTTGAATAAAATAAATGAAATAAATGAAGTAAATAATACTAGTGAATTAAATAATTTGGGTGATTTGAATGATAATAGTAATTTGAATGAAGAAAATGAAAACTTAAAAGAATTAGATATAAATTCTATATTGCAAGAAGTAGAAATTGATGTAGAAAATAACGATGATAATGTATGTTTAAAAAAACCAAATGATATATATTATGAAATATATAAATCTGCAAAAAATAAGGCTAGACATTTAAAGAAAGTAGCAATTGATGCATATTTAGAAGCTAAAAATATTAAAACAAAATATATGTTAGATGAAATTAATTCTTCAGATGATGAATTAAGTAATTTTTCTGAAAATGAAGAATAAGCATTTTACTTTAGCAAATTAATTTATTATTTTACAATTAACAAATTAATTTATAATTAAAAAATATTTTATTATTTATTTTATATATATGAATCTCTTAAAAGAATTAAAAAAGCTGAAAATTCAGCATGTATTACTTTTAGCAGGAACTGTTGTTGTTGTTTTATATTTATATAATTATTCTTCGCGATTAGGATCATTATTTAGTGGTATGGATAATAATAAAACACCTCCTGCATTAAATGACTCCGCCTCCGCACCGGTGGATAATCAAGTTAAAGCTGCAATGCCTATTGGTATGAATTCCGGACCAAGTTCAGCAAATGGTTTACAAACTATTACTGGTGGTACAGGAAATTGCGCGAATAAACCATCGACAAATCCTTCTGATTTATTACCAAAGGATAATAATAATCAATGGGGTGATGTAAATCCAAGTGGTTCCGATGAATTATCCAATGTTAATTTACTAAAAGCAGGATTCCATGCGGGAATTGATACTGTTGGTGGTACATTAAGAAATGCAAATTTACAGGTTAGATCTGAACCACCAAATCCACGAACACTTACTGGATGCCCATGGAATACCTCAACTATTGAACCAGATACAATGCGTCGAGGTTTAGAAATTGGTTGTGGACAACCATAAATAAATTTAAATTATATTTAATATTGAATACTTATTTAAATTATCATTTATTATATTTACAAACTAAAAAAAAATTGTATATATAATATGAATATAAATATATTTAGCATTATAATAATATTTTTTATAGTAATAATTTCATATCGTTTATACCGTAATTCTGATTTATTTCAATTAAAATGTATTATTTCAAATGTAGATGGAAATGAATATTGTATACGTGAACGTAATAAACTACATTTAGCAAGTGATTTATTAGCTAATGCAAATAATAATATGAAAAAAGTAGTAAATTATTGCGCAAAACAATATCCTGATAAGGAATGTGTATCTAGATTAATAAAAGGTTATAATCCAAAAAAAATTATGGAAACATTGCCTACAAGTAAATATACGGCATATAGTCAAAATAAGGGTGAAAAATTGGCATTTTGTTTAAATTCTGAAAAAAATAATCCAGATCAATTGATTGATTTAAATACATTAACATTTGTTGCATTACATGAACTAGCACATGTTGCAACAAAAAGTGTAGGTCATACATCAGAATTTTGGAATAATTTCAAATTTTTACTTATGCAGGCAGAAAAAATAAATGTATATAAACCGATCGATTATAAAAATAATCCGCAAAATTATTGTGGTATGACAATAACCGATAATCCATATTATGATCAATAAATAATAAACATTAAATAATGATTAAGATTTAATATTTGATTTATTCATTATATGATAACTTAAAAAAGTTTTAAAAAGTTTATTTAGTATAAATCTGATAATATACGGATATATTATTGTAAAATTTTTGTACAATATTTTCATCTAATTTCCAATTAGATATAGATGGAAAATATGTATCGCATTCATATTCATTTAGAATAAATGTAATATATAATTTATTTATAATAGATTCGTTTATAAATTGTTCATAAATTTTACTTCCACCAATAATCCATACTGTATCATATTTTTGTTCTTCACAAAATTTATAAATACTTTTAATATTATTAAATGACTTGACTAGATTATTTTTTGGTGAATTATCATTAATATTTAAGGTAGATGATAGTATAAGATTATCTCTCTTTGGTAATGGTTTTTTAGGTAAACTATTCCATGTATTTTTACCCATAATAATAGCATTATTTCCATTTCCTCTAGTTAATTTAGAAAAATGTTTTAAATCATCAGGAATATTCCAAGGTAAATTATTATTAATACCTATACCTCTATTTATATCAAATGCAACAATTATATTATATATCATAATTAATATATATATATTAATATTATCTATATATATTAATTATCTATATCAAATTATAAATATAAATATATAAAATAATATAAGATTAATTTATATATATATGGCATCTGAAATATATAAATTATGTTATTTAAAAAATAATATTATAGAAAAAATACATGTTTATAAAGGAGATAATATAGTAAGTAATTTTGATTTGGTATCTGATGAACCCATACAATCCGATATTGAAGAAATAAAGGAGAAAGAACTTCCATCCGATAGTGTTCTAGATGTGTCAGATGATGAGTCTGACGATGATGGGTCTGAGGATGATGATTCTGACGATGATGATTCTGATGATGATTCTGAGGATGATGATTCTGATGATGATTCCGATGATGATGATGATGTGTCTGAAGATGATATCTCAAAAGCTAGTACTCCCTTACAAGTAAGTTCATCATTAAAAGCTAGTACTCCCTTACAAGTAAGTTCATCATTAAAAGCACCATCATCAGATAGTGATTCATTAAATCAATGGGGTGGAGATCAAACGCCAGTATTTAATAAAGAAGAACATCAAAATATTAGAGAGAATAATATACAAGTAGAATATTTTGATTCTGTAATACATGACGATGATACTATAGAAACAATTAAGAAAAAAATTGTAGAACATGGAGAGATAGCATATGAAGAAATATATTTATTTTTTTCTTATAAAAGTAGTTTAAATTCGGAAAATGTTTATAGACAATTAACACACGATGGTAAATTAGAGTTAAATAGAATTAGATTAATTCAATTCTTAATAAATATTAATTATTTAGAAGGAATAGATAAACTATCAGATAAGGAATATTATACATATGAAGATATATTAGAATTAAAATTAGATGAAAAAGAATTTATAATTTATCATCCATTAGGACAAAAATGTATGGCCGTAAATACTTCATATCCATTTGCAATAAATCCGTATACAGTAATTAGATTTGATCCTTTTTTGGAAAAATATGCGAATCAACAAATATCAACAACAAATTTATCTTTGTTAATGACAAATATTGAAATCGGGTCTAAAATATATAACAATACAATATATGTTTGTACAGCCCAAGATGTATTAAATAATATGGTATCAAAACAATTATCTGTAGAAAGTTCAATAAAAATCTATTTTCCATATTTGGAACAAAAAAATATAATATCACTACAATTATTAGATACAAATAGAAATGAATTATTAGAGAATTCAAAAAAATTAGTAAATAAAGAATATAAAAGAAATAATGATAATGTAAATTTATTTTATAATATATATAAAAAACGCTTATCAGAGTTAAATTATATAAATAAAGGTATAAATAAGATTAGTTTTTATATGCACTCCAATAATTCATATATTTTACCTTTAAATATAATATTTAAAATAATACATGCAACGAAATTAATACCATTTATTAAATATAATAAATCCAAAAAAACTGAAAAAATTATACGTTTATATGCAAATAAAATTACTGCTGATGGGAAAAAAGTTCCTTATTTAAATAAATCTCTAATTTTAAAATTAATAAAAATACTTGGAAAAAATAAAACGGTTGCGTGTTATATTGAATATGAGTATAATGGTTCAATAATTCCTGTAGTATGTGAATTTCATAGTAATGCTAGCATTTTTATTTCAATTGAATTAAAAACAGCACAGAAAGAATCATCAATTACAACTATATTGCAAAATGCAGTTAATCCAGTAATAAATAATATAAAAACATTACTTGAACAAAGTGGGTATACACTGCCATTATTTAAATCATTCTATGAAAAAAATATAGAAATTGAAAATATTGAATATGTCTTAACATTAGAAATTATGAATATAATAGATTTAACTAAAAATATGGGATGTATTTCGTCTATATTTAATGTGGAACAAGGTAAATTATCCAAAGGTATTAATATGAGATTTAAACGTGTATCAAATTATAATGAAATGGATAGCATGGAGGCGCATATAATAGATCTTTTAAATCAAAAACATAATGAGAACGAAATAATAGAAAATCTTACACAAAATTTTAGAATTAGTGAATCGCAAGCAAGAATAAAATTAGCGGATATAGTTAGTTCGGTAGAAGTTGTAAAAAATTTATATAAAACCAAAAGTATTAAAATTAAAAATAACCCAGGATTTTTAACATCAATTAATCAAGAACAATTTACAAATAATATTAACATAACTGTTTCTGGTATAAATAATATTTTATATTTAAATACACTACAAATATATTTAGATTCACTGATAAGAATAACACAAAATCCAGACTCGACATCAGTATCAATAGATGAAATAAATGAATTATGTTATCAAAAAAAAATTACTAAAGAAAAAGTGATAGAGGATATTGTCGCTCCAGCTGAAAAATCATATCCAGAAAATGAACAATCAAGTATTATTGCTGAAGAATTAATATTTGATTCTGATAATCAATCAACAAAATCAAAAGATGAAGATGATATATTAGATATGTTATTAGGTAGTGATGAGGATGATGCCGAAGAGGAAGCTGAAGAAGTTGAAGCAGCAGAAGAAGTTGAAGAAGCAGAAGACGCAGAAGCAGTTGAAGAAGCGGAAGAAGCGGAAGAAGCCGCAGAATCTGAGGAATCGGAAGAAGCCGCAGAATCTGAGGAATCGGAGGAAGAAGCTGAAGAATCAGAAGAAGAAGAAGCTGAAGAATCAGAAGAAGAAGAAGGAGAGAAAGAAGTATCTGATGAAGAAGAACTAGGAGATGAAGAATCTCAGGAAGAAGAAGCAGAGAAAGAAGAATTGGAGAAAGAAGAATCGGATGAAGAAGAACTAGGAGATGAAGAATCTCAGGAAGAAGAAGCAGAGAAAGAAGGATTGGAGGAAGAAGAATCTGAGGAAGAAGAACTAGGAGATGAAGAATCTCAGGAAGAAGAAGAAGAAGAAGGTGATATGGATGATGATGTTGTATGGGGAGGTTCATTTAAAAAAAAACCAAAACGATTATCAATAGAAGAACCATCAAAATCACCCGATTTGCAAAAAAAACCAACACTATCAACAAAATTAATTCAAGATATAACAGGAAAATCATTAGCAAATCCAAATCCATTTTATAAAAAATTAATGGATAGAGATCCAAAGTTATTTATGAATGATGTAAATGCTCGTTATAATGCATATTCACGTTCGTGTCCATGGATGAATCGTAGACAACCAGTAATATTAACAGATAAAGAAAAAGAAGTAATTGATAAAAAACATCCAGGTTCGTATGATGAAGCGATTAAATATGGGTCAGATAAAGATAAACAATATTGGTATATTTGTCCGCGTTATTGGAGTTTAAAGGATAACGTTAGTTTAACAGAAGAACAGGCAAAATCGGGTAAATATGGTGGAATAATACCAAAAGATGCAAAAAAAGTTCCACCTGGAGCGAATATTTTTGAATTTAATGATAAAAAGGTTGAACATATAGGAAAAGATGGAAAATATATTACACATAATCCTGGATTTTTAAAAGATGATGATTTTCCTGATGGATTATGTCGTCCTTGTTGTTTTAAAAACTGGGATAGTAAAACCCAATTAATGCGACGAGATGAGTGTATAAGAAAAGAAGAGGTTATAGATAAACCAGTTAGTAAAAAAGAAACAGTCGGAGATTATATTAAAGGTCCAGAAAAATTTCCATTAAAACAAAATAGGTGGGGATTTTTACCAATAGTTATTCAAAGATTTATTAAAACAGATAATAAAACTTGTCAAATTAGTATAACAAATTCTAGTTTAAAACAAAATCATAAATGTTTATTGCGACATGGTGTAGAAAATAATCGTTTACAATCGTTTATAGCATGTATTGCAGATGCATTTATTAATGATAAAGATATAGCAGTACCATCAATAAAAGAAATGAAAAAAATAATAATTTCTAGTATAGATTTAGATAAATTTATAACATATCAAAATGGTACATTATTGTTATTATTTTCAAAAAAAATGGAAGATATTGCGGTAGAATTAGCACAAGAGATAGAAGAAGAAATGGATGTTGATATTGATTTATATTCTAATACTTTTATATATAAAAATACAAATAAAGAAAATGATAATGAAAAACAATTTTTAGTTAATGCGATAAAATCGTTTGAAAACTTTAAAAAATTTTTAAAATCAAATAATGTATTAATTGATTATACATATTTATGGGATATAATATGTACTCCAAATCCAAATTTATTTCCACGAGGAATAAATCTAGTTATATTAGAATTAAATAATGATGATTTAACGGAAAATGTTAAAGTAATATGTCCAACAAATCATTATTCAAATGAATTTTATGATATAAATAAACAAACTTTAATTTTAATAAAAAATGATAAATATTATGAACCGATATATATTCTAGAAGATAAACCCCAATTTTTTGAAATAACAAGATTATTTAGTTTGAAAGATAAAGAATTAATGCCAAATTTAAAAGCAGTATTAGAAATTATAAAAGATGCTCAAAATACAAAATGTGGTCCGGTTGCGAGTATTTCTCATGTGTATAAATTTAAGGAAAATATTATATTAAGTAAAGTTTTATTTTATATACAGGAAGCAGGATATAGATTATTAAATCAAATAATGAATTATAATGGTAAAGTAATAGGAATTATTATAGAAAAAGGAGATAGATCGGGATTTATACCATGTTATCCATCAAGTTTATTTATTGATTTAGGTGATAATATTAAATGGATAGATGATGATGAAATATGGAAACCATATAAAGAAACTCGTGATTTTTTATTGGATGTAAAGAGAGAAACACGAAATAAAATTTTATGTGATCCAAAATTAAAAGTTATTGAAGATGGATTAATTGTAGGTATAATTACGGAAACGAATCAATTTATTGGAATTTCTGAACCAGAACAAGATACCTATGGAGAAGATCTAGAAAAAATAAACGAATCGGAACATATTATAGCGGATACAGTATCATTGCTTTCTAAGAATAAAGATACGGAACGAATTAATTATATAAAAAAAATTAAATTAGAAAATAATTTTTATAATACATTTCGAAATACAATTAGAATTATATTAGGTCGAGTAGAATATATAAAAGTTCGAAAAGATATAGAAAATTTTATTTTTAATAATTCTTTATCATATTATGATAAATTAGAAAAAGTAGAAGAAAAATTACGAGAAATAACAGAAGATAGTATAAATTTTATAATTGATCCAGATGATACATTATTTAATAAATTAAATAATATAACTACATGCATAATCAATACCGATGGTGAGTGTAGTAAAAAAGATTACTGTTTATTAGATAGTGAAAATAATTGTAAATTACAGATACCAAAAAGAAATTTAATTACACCAACGCAAGACAATGAAGAATTATATTATGGAAAAATGGCAGATGAGTTAGTGAGATATAATAGAATAAGACATTTTATATTTGAACCACAAGCATTTTTATCATTTTCTAATGTTAAATATAATTTAAATGATGATGAAATAATAATATTACAATCATTATTAACTCAAGAATATTTTGAAGATATGAGAAATATTATTAATAATAATTATATAAATAATACTAGTTATGATACAGTAAATCCATTATCTGGAAAACCGAAATTTATTTCACAACCACAAATATTAGAACAACCAAAGAAAATTTTAAAACTAATTAAATCAGCAGAAAAAATACCTAGTTTAGAAACAACTGGTCTAAAATTAACGAGTATAGAATCAAATAAATCGAAATCTGAATCACCAGATGAAAACATGGTAGATTCAAATAAACCGAAATCTGAATCACAAGATGAAAACATGGTAGATTCAAATAAACCGAAATCTGAATCACTAGATAAATCAAGGATATCTAGTTTGAAATTAAGTAGTTCTCCTATAGTAGAAGAATTAGTGGAAATACAATGTAAGACTGAGAAAAAAGCGATAACAAATAAATGGAGACCATTATTTCCACCGAAAACAACAGAAATAGAATTTGGTGAAGAACTACCATTCTGCAGTTTTGAAATAATATTAACAATAATTAAAGATTATAAAAATAGTAATATTAAAAGAATTAATCAATTGAAAGAAATCTTAGTAGAAGAATATACCAAATATGAAAATAAATTAAATATAATTGCAAATATATTAGCAAAGGAAGGAAAAATAGATATAGCACATAAATTAAGAGATGGTGATATAACAATAGATATAATGATTATGTCTGAAAATTATTATATAACAAACTTTGATATAATATTATTAGCAAAAAGATTAAATATTCCATTAATATTGATATCTTCGACAAAGTTAGTTGAAAATAATAGTTATATATTAATAGTAAATAATACAGATAGTAATTCTTTTTATTTTGTTAAGGTACCCGGAATGAAAGCTGATGTTGTACTGAAATATAGGTTATATACATTAGATGATAGTTATCAAATACCAACATATAAATTTCCAGATAAAATGCGAACCAGTATAGAAAAAGAAAAAGTATTAAATATAGATGACTACATAGAAAGTAATAGAAAAAAATCAAAAAAATTACCAAAAAAACCTAAAAAATTAAAAATAATATCACCACTTGATGATAAGAAAGAGGAAACATCACAAGAGAGAGACTATAATTCTCCAACTGAAGAAGAACAATTACAAGTATTAGAAGAACTAGAAGAACTAGAAGATTAGAGCAATAAATATAAATTTTATTTATAATATAATATATTATATTATAAATAATGAGTAATATAGAAGAAAAATTATTAAATAAAACAGACACTACTATGGATACTAAATCTAATTCTAAACTATCCGCACCTTATCCCGCTCTTGCACCTATGCCTATTTTTTTTCCAGCCGATTTATTTATACCACAAAAATCTAATAATATAAATAGAATAATACAACCGACAATACAACATGTAGTACCACATCCAATATCTCGTTCTAATCAAAAAAAAAGATATAATTTAAAAAAAATGAATTTTTAATTTTTTTAATTTTCTTATTTTTCTTATTTTTCTTATTTTTTCTTATTTTTCTTATTTTTCTTATTTTTTCTTATTTTAGGCAGATTCCTGTTCAATTTTTGGTAGGCTACTTCCAGCTTTAGCGAAATGAGGACTCATATATCTCTGAAGGTTAAAATAAGTTAGTTCATCGCCATCATTAATTTTCAATAGAGTGGCAAGACTAGTATCTGGGTTAATCTTTCTTCCATTTGTTTTATCCTGAAGATTATTTGCACGAATATATCCATTAATTTCCCGAGTTACTTCTGTACGCGCCATTTCTGTACCAACAGGTTTCTTTAGAAAGTTAGCTAGTTCGGTACTAATAAGAGTTGGTTTAACAAAACCACTTGGCGAACGGTTTCCGGTTTTACGCTTACGCTTCGAGCTAAGTTTTTGTGCTGTTTTAAGTTCTCTAACAGCTTTTTTTTCAAGTGCACGAAATTCAGTTTTAAGTGCATTCATTTGCGAAAGAAGACTTTGGAATTTTGACATAAACTCACCAAATACTTCTGTTAGAACAATATCAGTGGATTCAGAAACAGTGGCTTCTGTACTAACCACTGTATTACCAGCTGGTGTAGCACTAACTGGTTCTACAACCTTGGATTTAGCAACAGTTTCGGTTGCCTTAGCCTTCGATTTAGTGGTTTTTTTTGGTACTTCGGCTGTAGCAACCGGGGCTACAGATAGAATTGGTTGAGTCGCTTTTGCTTTGCTTGCTTTTCCCATTTTATATAATACCATATTAGTTCTTTTTTAAGTCTTTTATACGATAAAATAATATTTGCGTAAAAGTTTTAGAGCATCATTATGTTGTGGCAACGGATTGATATAACCAAGGCATTGCAATTGCTGCATTATCATTTACCAAAGTTAATCCGCAAAGCACATATGATGCGCCCAAGTTTCGAGAAATATTATTAATGCCGGTTTTAATAAATTGTTCGATAACGGATAAAACAGTTTTTTGTAAATAAATATAGGTATAATTGCGAAGATGATTAAAATCAATATATTTAAAAGGATTACCATCCGGAAAGCAAATTTCTTGTTTAGTTGTTATATTTAATTGTGCTCTATATTGCCATATATCATATAGTTCTCTTAAAAGTTGTATTAAAGAATTATAATCTAAACTAGTAAACCATGATACATCAGTATAATTACCTAATTCATCAATATATTGAAATAATTCTAAACATTTAAATTCAACTTTTTTCTTTTGACTAATAAATTCAGTATTATCATTTAAAATAATATTATTTGAATTATCAAATAATTTATTTAATCGAATTAATTGTTTAATATTTTTAAAATGTTTAAGATCAATTATATATCTATTATATGGATTAAATGTTTCATTATTTGATTTAATAAAAAGGTTATAAATAGAAATAATACTAAAACCCCATATTGAATTATCTTTATCTTTATAACTAAAAAAATCTGGATATTTTATATCAGAAATATTTTCGAATGAAAAGAAATCATTAGAATTTGTACATAATGATCTGTTATATATGGCGGGACCAATAAGTTTAAAATATGTTTGTACAAAATACCGGCGTAAATATTTTTGTAATACAATTGCAAAATTAGAATTCAATAAATAATTATATATTCGGTCATTTAATTGTGATTTATTACCAGAAATTTTTAATTTATAACATTTACATATCTCTTTTAATTCAGTTTGTTTATAATTTTTTTTTATAAATATATTGTAATCAGAAAATTTGGGTATTTCGATATTAATTACTCTCATATTATTATATATTTTTATATTTTTAGTACTAGAAATCTTTTTAGTAGTAATAATATTATTATCTTTTTCTATATTTGAAATCATATTATATTATATTAATATTTTTTTATATTAATTATTAAATCAAAGATTAAAAATCAAAGAATAAAAATATAAAATTGACTCATAATATAATGAGTTAATTATAAATAAAAACTAGATCTATAATGGGGATTAAGAATTTAAACATGTATATAAAAAATAATACAAATAAAACTTCTATTAATAAAATTTTCTTGGCTTCATTATATGGAAAAATAATAGCAGTAGATACTAGTATATATTTATATAGATTTTTAGGAGAAGATGCATTATTAGAAAATATGTATATTATGTTATCGTTATTTCGTTATTATAATATTACACCAATATTTATATTAGATGGCAAACCTCCAATAGAAAAATTAGAGTTAATAAAACAACGATGTAATGATAAAAATGATGCAGAAAAACAATATAATGATATTAAAGATAACTTAGAAAATATAGAATCTCTAGAAAATAAGAAAGAATTATGTAAAAAAATGCAACTACTAAAAAAAAATTTTACTAGACTAAAACGAAAAGATTATAAGCAAGTATTAGAATTAATAGATGCATTTGGAATGCCATATATAGAAGCTGATGGAGAAGCTGATGTATTATGTGCAAAACTAGTTATAAAAAAAATAGCATATGCATGTTTAAGTGAAGATATGGATTTATTTGTATATGGTTGCACACGTGTATTACGATATCTAAGTTTAATTAATAAAAGTGTAATTTTATATGATTTAAATGATATACTTTCCGATTTAAATTTATCATTAAAAGAATTTAAAGAAATTTGTATAATTTCAGGAACAGATTATAATATCAATAATACAGTAAATACAATAAATATAGTGGATACGGTTGATAATGTAGATACTGTAAATTTATACAAAACATTTAAATATTTTGAACAATATAAAAATTCAAAATATTATAATATCATTGATTTCTATACATGGTTGGATAATAATTATAATTATATTAAAAATATATATAAATTATATGATATATATAATTTATTTTCAACATCGAATGTAGAATTTAAAAAAATTAAAGTTAAAATGAAAGAAATTAATTTTGACAAAGTTAAAGAAATACTGAAAACTGATGGATTTGTATTTCTATAAATAAGGGTCGACCTTTATTATGTAATAGTCATGCGCAAAGAATGATTATTTTTTCCGAGTTTAATATTATTACATAATTGCATAGCTTTAAAAAAAACTTGATTATTATAACAATTTAATATAAATTGGCAAAAATTATCTACATTATTTTTTGTTTGTTTAAATTTAATAATATTATTATTATTATGTTTATTACACCAATATAAGAAATCTTTATAATTGCTAAGTAGAGCCGCTGTAAAAACATAATAACATAACGCATTGGTTTTCTCTCTATATTTATTACCTGAGTTAATAATTATACTCATTATTTTATTCGATTGTATAATAGAAAAATTTATTTCATTAAGCATTAAAATTTTAAACTCAGAGAGAAATTTTCTATAAGTAGGTTTTTTATTTAAAAAAGATACTATCATAACATTTAATATTCTAGCCCATGTTTCACAATATGTTTCATATATATTATATTTACTATTAATACCAATTAGCTCTTTTAAAATTTCTCTCTGTTTATCAATATTCATTGTAGCAAAATCTAAATCCAGATTATGAAATAATTCATGAATTAATACTTTATACCATTCTTCTTCTCTATAAATTGTAATAGATGTTTTATTGTGACAACCAGCGGTAGAAAATCCACCATTTACATGTATTGGTTCTAATATATGAATGGGATTTGTAGGTATGAATCTTTTAAATGGTGTAAAATATATATCAAGATCTATATTTTTAGAACAATTAGATGATGTATATAAATTTAAAAGATAAATAATTAAAAGAATTTTAAATATTATATTATGAATTTTAGTATTTGAATATTTTGATATAGTGTATAAATTTATATTAATATTTTTTCCATTTAATTTAGTTTTATGAGTAATTTTATAATGCATATAATGTTTAATATAATCTTGTATTTTGTTTGGAAAGTAAGTAGACCTACTATTTAATAATATATGATTTATTTCGGTATTATTATAGTTATTAAGATTTAAATTATTTATATATTTTTCTCCTTCTAAAATATTATGATATAATGTATTTATTATTTGCATATATATATATATATAAACTTTAAAAGTTTAATCAAATAAAAATAAATTTGAAACAACATTAATTTAATAACATTAATTTAATAACATTAATTTAATAACAAAATATAAATCAAAATATGAAAAAATCAATAGAAAAGGAAAAGAAATTATAACAATTAGACATGTTGCAGGAGGAGATAAATATACAAAAATTAAAATATAGTTAGGGGTTTAAGGGGTCTCCCCTTATCCCCTTACTTAAGAGAGTCTATTTCTTATTTTCATTAAATCAGTGAAAACAATGGGTTGAGCTCCACGTAGATAATGTTGTAATTTGGCATTTTTAGTTTTACGTAATAAACCAAGTAATTCGGGATTTTGATGAAATTTTGCGGTTTGAGCGGCAATTAATACATCTTTTTTAATTTTTTCAAAATTTGGATCGATCGGAATAGATTTATCACGAATTTGTTCTTCTTTATGCTTTCCAGATGCGCTTCCTGCAGCTTTTGCTAATACTAAATCATCCGAAATTTTAGATTTAGAATCTAAAGAAAATTCACGATAAAAATCATAATTATTTTCTTTGAATTTGGAAGCTTGATAAAAATGTTCTACAGATTTCCATTTTTTACCATCTAATTCAAATGTATCTCCATCCCATAAATTAGATAATTTTCGTCGCCAATCTTTAATTTTAGATAAATCAATAAATTCTCTAACTTGATCAGCAGGTATTTGTTCGCCGACGCCTTTTCCAGGTAATGGTTTATTATCCGATTTTTGATAAAACTGAAATACAATATCATCATCATATAATTCAGGTTCAACTTCGGGTAAACCCCCAGTTTTGTATTGTCTAAATTGTGGTATAATATACCATGGTCCAGCATCTCTCTCTAAACATTTATCTTTAATCAAATCTTTAATAGAGACCAATAATTCATCAAATGTGAAAGTACCTTTATCTTTATATTGAATTAATTTATAATGATCCCCAGTATATGATAATAACATATAATGTGTTGGTTCAAAAAGCACCTCATCGTCATTTAATTGGCCACATTGTAAAATATTACTATAATCTCCAATTTCAAATGCTTCTTCGGAAAATATAACAAATTTAATATTTAATATTTTTTCTATTTTGGAAATGGACCATTCATCAGCCCAATATGCACGCGATTTCATAAAATCTTTTAATTGTTCTAGATTATGTATATTTTTCATGTAATTAACTTCGTTATTGCGAGCAGTTATAGTAGATATTAAGATAATAATATTTTCTATATCAACTTTAACTTGTTCATATTCTTTAATAATTCTTTTTTGATTATCACGATCTTTAGTTTTTTTAAATGTAGATTTTAATTCAATCTTTAAAGTATTTAAAGATTCTAATTCACTAGTTAGAGATTGTAGCTCTAATATATTATTGTCATATAATAGCTTATATGTATCATAAAGTTGTTGTGTAGCTTTATCACTAACTAATGTTCTTAATTCTTCTACAGAAATATATCTTCTAAGTGTTTGTAATCCCCAACTAACAGATTTAAAAAAACAATCACCATCACCAGGTGGATTTAATATTTTAAAATTTTTACTTTGCAAATAGCTCTGTATCCATTTGGAAGAAACAGCATCAAAAGATTTTTGTGCGAATGCTAATTTTGCAAGATGTTCATCTATTTCAGCAATAGATTGTTTTTTGGCTTCTTTGGCTTCTTTGGCTTCTAATTTATTAGCTTCTTTGGCTTCTTTGGCTTCTTTGGCTTCTTTGGCTTCTAATTTTTTTGCTTCTTTGGCTTGTTTAATTTTTCTATCATTAGTAATTTTTTCAATAAGTTCTTTTGCATATGAATAAAATAAAGTTTTTTCTAAAGTATTAAAAATAAGATTATCTGTTTCATCCAAATTTTCTTGTATATCATTCGCAAATATTTCATAAATACCAATTTGATAACTCATTACATCATCAATAACTAAATATATAGGATAATAAATAACATTTTTTTCTAAAAAATTATTTTTTAGCAAACCAAATGTTATTTCGATAGGATATCCAAATAATTTAATATTATAAGTTATAGCATCATTTAATTTATAAAATTCATTAAAGTAATCTCTAGTTTCTTTATCAATATTTTTAGATTCTTTATAATTAATACTACTAACTATTTTGGATTGAACCATTATAAATTAAATATATATTATATACTTAAATTAAATAAATTTACTAAATAATTATATAAAATTATTTAGCATTAAGATATTTCATAAAGATATTTCATCAAGATATTTCATCAAGAATATCCATATGTTTAAAAATACATTTATTTGTTATACCTGGTATATCTTTAGTTTTCATTTTTGTTATATTAATAACATTATTATAAATTGTATCAGTAAGATTTTTATTATTTATACTTAAATATTCATAACTATTAATTATCATAATATATAATAATTCGGATATTTCATCAATAATATTTTTTTCTTTTTTCATGGATATCATCGAATTTAATGATTCAAATAAAGTTAATATAATTTCGCCTATTTTGTTATATTCTAGTATATTTTCTTTCATTAAATTTATATAAAAAACACATGTCGATCGTCGTGTTTCATTATTTTTATTATTTTCGCAAAATTTATCATAATCTTTTTCTGGATCAATATATTCTATTGATTTAAATAATAGTTCAAAATCATGAAATCTTTTCAATAAAATATCATTAAAAATAGGAAATTCAGCAATTAAATCTTTATATAATTTTGCATATATATCAGTATATAATGTGTTATTAATAATTATTTGTAATATTTCATTATATAAATCTTTTAAATTATTATCATTATTATTATCATTATTATCATTATCATTATTATTATCATTATTATCATTATCATTATTATTATCATTATTATCATTATCATTATTATCATTATCATTATCATTATCATTATTATTATCATTATTATTATCATTATTATTATCATTATTAGAAATAATAATTTTTAATTCTTTAACAATATCTTCTTTTATTTTAGTATAAGTATTATTAGTAATCATATTCAAATATTTTCTAATTAAATGAATATTATTTTCGTTAGTAGTTTTATTTATTATTTCAGTTTTTTTAAATGTTCTAATTGTTTCCCATTCATCATTTAATTGATTGTCATTTTTTTTTCGCCGATTATTAGTATATATTTGTTTATTTTTAAATAAAGGGGTTTTTATATATTCAGGCGCGCCAACTTTCGCAGCTAAATTATTTATAATTTTAATAGTGTCTTCTGCTAGTTCTAAGCTATCAATATTTTTTAGAATAGTATTAAAATCAGATAATGTATATCTTGCCATAATAAATATTTAGATATTAATATTTATATTGATTTAAACATATAATAATTGTTTAATATATGACGACAGTAAATGAAAATTATGATGATGATGATAAAAATAAACAATTAAATAAATATGATGAATTAAAATCATGGGATGATTTGGAAATTAATACAGATTTATTGAGAGGTATTTATGCATATGGTTTTGAAGGACCTAGTCCTATTCAAAAAAAAGCTATAGTTCCGGTTATAAAAGGACATGATATCATAGCACAAGCACAATCAGGTACGGGTAAAACCGGAGCTTTTACAATTGGTAGTTTAGAACGGGTTGATACAACAAGTAGAGATATTCAAATAATAATATTGGCACCTACACGAGAATTATCGCTGCAAATTAAAAATGTTGTGGATAATATTGGAATTAATATGAAAAATTTAAAAACGCAACTTTTAATTGGAGGTACATCAACAGAAGTAGATATAAATAATATTAAACAAAATTGTCCTCAAATTGTAGTAGGATGTCCTGGAAGAATTTATGATATTATGCGTCGTAAATATATAGGAAATAGTATTAAATTAATAGTATTGGACGAAGCTGATGAAATGTTATCATCTGGATTTAAAGATCAAATATATAATATATTTAAATATCTTTCTGATAATATACAAATAGCGTTATTTAGTGCAACAATGCCCCCAATCTTATATAATTTAACTGAAAAATTTATGAGAAATCCAATAAAAATTACAGTAAAGTCGGAACAATTAACCTTGGATGGTATAAAACAATATTATATTAATTTAGATGATGATACACAAAAATATGAAACATTAAAGGATTTATTCTCCACATTTTCTGTATCACAATGTATAATATATTGTAATAGTGTGAGACGAGTATCTGATTTATATGAAGCTATGATACATGATAATTATCCAGTATGTCAAATACATAGTAATTTAGATAAAAATGAACGATTAAAAAGTTATACGGAATTTAGTAAAGGAATTCAAAGAGTTTTAATATCATCAAATGTAACTGCTCGTGGTATAGATATTCAACAAGTGAGCACTGTTATAAATTTTGATATACCCAAATGTTGCAACACATACTTACATAGAATTGGAAGAAGTGGTAGATGGGGACGAAAAGGTACAGCAATAAATTTTATTACTCGAAGAGATTATAGAAATATGAAAGATATTGAGAGTTTTTATTCAACTGAAATTACAGAATTATCAAATAATTATAAAGGATAAAGGATAAATCATATATATTATATATTATTATATTCATGTATTCGTAAATAATGTAATAAAAATATAATACAAATTTATATTATATTTTTATTAAATGCAAATAAAAATAATGGAAATATTAAATAATCTAGAAAATAATAAATCAACAATAAAATCTCCAGTAAAAGATAATATATTATTTAAACTACCAATTACATATATTGATGATAAATATCCGTTGCAAAATTGTATAAAGTATGATTTAGAGCTATATAATAGAGAGAATGATATTAAAATGAATAATGAATCTTCTTCACTTTATAGTAATTTATTTAATCCAGTATCAGAATATGCTAATAAAATAATTCCATTGTGGAATGAATATTATACAACAAATATAAATTTTTTAAATGATAGTAAATATTTAATAAAAAATTTCAAATATATTGAATCACCAACGGAAACGAGTATTGTGAAAAATATTGATACAGTTACCGAAATATTAAATGAAATAAAAGAAGAAACAGGTTTTTACGATAAATATAAATATATTGATATAAATTTTTTTAAATTTTTGAATATAAATTCTTTATTTTTACAAGGCTATACGGTATATAATTTAGCAAGTCCAATAATTAGTTTAATGATACCAATTTTATTGTTAATTATTCCTTTTTTTATTTTAAAAATTCAAAATATTCCAATTACAATAACTACATATTTTAATATATTAAAAACAGTATTAAAAAATCATGTTATAGGTAAAGCTATATCAGAGTTTTCGAATGTGGGTTGGGATCGTAAATTTTTTTTATTAGTATCCGTTGCATTTTATTTTATTAATATTCATCAAAATATAATAACTTGTCGTAAATTTTATAAGAACATTTATAAAATTAGAGTATATTTATTATCAATAAATAATTTTATATCTTATTCTATAAATTCAATTACAAATATAAATAAATATTGTAAATCATCATATGCCCAATTTATTAATATGAATGAAAGTATAAAAAAAACATTATATGAATTTAGTAATGATATAACGGCAATTAAATTAGAAAAAATTAATATTAGACAAATTAGTAAAATAGGAGAAATTTTAAGATCATTTTATCAATTATTTAAAAATGAAATTTATAAAGATGCGTTATTATATGGATTATATTTACATGGGTATATAGAAAATATATGTCATTTACAAAAAAATATAAAAAATAAATATATTAATTATTGTAAATTTACAAATAAAAATAGTAAATTTAAAGATGCATATTTTGCCCCTTTAATAAATAACAATCCTGTAAAAAATACATATAACTTAAATAGTAATATTTTTATTACTGGTCCAAATGCAGCCGGAAAAACTACATTATTAAAAACTACATTATTTAATATTATTTTATCACAGCAATTAGGTGTTGGTTTTTATAAATCGGCACAAATAAATCCTTATAGATATATACATTCATATATTAATATACCGGATACATCAGATCGTGATAGTTTATTTCAAGCAGAAGCAAGACGATGTAAAGAGATATTAGATTGCGTATCGGAATCGGAGCCTTTACAACGACATTTTTGTATTTTTGATGAAATTTATTCAGGAACAAATCCAACGGAAGCGATAGCAAGTGCCTTTGCATTTTTAAAATATATATCTAAACTAAAAAATATAGATTATATGTTAACAACGCATTATAATTCTTTATGTACTATGATGGATAATAATAAAAATATAATTAATAAACAAATGGAATGTATTAATTCCAAGAGTGGAGGACATAATTATACATATAAATTAATTGATGGAATATCTAATATTAAAGGTGGAATAAAAGTATTAGAAGAATTAAAATATTCAGAAGAAATATTATTTTCAGCTAAAGAAGTGATAAAAAATAATATATAATTTATAATATCTTTATAATATCTTTATAATTTCGTTAAATAATAATATAAAAAATATATTCATAATAATAATAATAATGTTTCTTTTTGGATTAGAAAGTAGTACATTTATAATAACTTTAGGATTAATTTTATTAGTGTCAGGGGCAATAATGTATTATTGTCTTCATAGATTTTCAAATATAGAGGCATCAATGTTAGAACAAGGAAAAATTTTACATTCTGTTATTAATAAAATACAAGAGAGAGAACAATATAATTTACATTTAGAACAAACGAATAAAGATATTAATATGTCTACATCAACATTACCACAAATGGTTAGTAATAATATAACAGAAAAAATTCAAGTATCCGATGATGAAAGTGATGAAAATGATGAAAGTGATGAAAATGATGAAAGTGATGAAAATGATGAAAGTGATGAAAATGATGAAAGCGATGAAAATCATGAAAGTAAAAATAAAGATAAAAATAAAAAAGATGATTATAATGATGATTCTGAAGATTCAGATGATTCTGAAGATTCAGATGATTCTGATGATAATAATGATAAACTAACCATAGAAAAGTTAGTATTTGATAATGAAATTGCAAATAAAAGTTTATTAAATAGTCTTAATAAAGATATTAAAATAATTTCAATGGAAGATATGAATTTAGATGGAATAAATATAGGAAATATAGGGAATATAGGAAATATAATGGATTTAAATTTACTAAATATAGAAAAACCTTCTATTATTGAAAATAATTCAATAGAAACATCTCTAGAATTATTAAATATTCATCCAGAAATTAAAGAAGAAATTAAAGAAGAAGTTAAAGAAGAAGTTAAACAAAATATGGAACAAAATATGGAACAAAATATGGAACAAAATATGGAACAAAATATGGAACAAAATATGGAACAAAATATGGAACAAAATATGGAACAAAATATGGAACAAAATATTAAACCAACTAGTATATCAAAAATGAAAGTATCAGAATTACGAGACATGGTCGTAAGTAATGGATTAGTTGAAAATATAGATGAAGCAAGTAAAATAAAAAAAGATAGTTTAATAAAATTATTACAAACAAATACAAACTAAATTTGATAAACAAATTAAATATTAATACATATTAATTATATGTATTAATATTTATATGTACTATTATTATTATCAATATGGTTTATTAGTATATGTATTTATCATATGTTTTATTATTTTAATAATAAAAACAATAATACAATATTCTATTAAATATTGTTGTTATAAATTAACAGATGAATCAAATAATGATAATTATCATTCATATGAAGATAATAATGAAATAGAGACCGTAAGCGAAAATACATCGGATATTACAATAAATATTAAAAATATTGATGGAATAAATAATGATAATAATGATAATAATGATAATAATGATAATAATGAGAATAATGAGAATAATGAGAATGATTTACCATCATATAATGATGTATATCCAAATATTAAATAATTTTTAAATAATTTAAAAATATTTTGAAATACTTTTTTAAAAAGTATTTTATATATGAAAATTTTAAGTATTGATGTAGGAATAAAAAATTTAGCATTATGTATTTTAGAAACAAATTATACTTCTACTCATAACAATGTGAAAAATGGATTTATAATTAAATATTGGGAAGTTATTAATTTATTTGAAGAAGAAATTAATAAATGCCAATATAATATAGTACATAAAAATAAAAAAAATAAAAATAAAAAAGACTATACCCAATGTACTAAAGATGCTAAATTTCATAAAAATGGACGTTTTTACTGTAAAACTCATGCAGCAAAAACTGAATATAAATTACCTACATCAGATTTAAATAAATATAAGAAAATGAAACTTAATGAATTAATAAAATTAACGGAAGAGTATGAGATTAGTATTTCAGATAAATCTAACAAGCCAAATAAATTAACTTTAATAAAAAATATAGAATCATTTATAGAGGGAAATGTATATGAACCAGTTAGTAGTTTTAAATGTAAAGATGTAGGATTAGTAGATATTGGTGTGGCAATAAAAAAAAAATTAGATAAACTACATACTTTTGTATTTTCAGATATAGATGTTATATTAATTGAAAATCAAATAAGTCCAATTGCAAATAGAATGAATTGTATTCAAGGAATGATAACCCAATATTTTATTATGAAAAATATCAATAATATATTATTTATTTCTGCAACAAATAAATTAAAAGAGTTTATAGATAATAAAAAAACTATATATAGTGAAAGAAAGAAAATAGGCATAGAAGAAACAAAAAAATTATTATTTACAATGGATAATGATAATATTAGTAAAGATAAAATAATTGAAATGTTTCATAGTCATAAAAAAAAAGATGATTTAGCAGATTGTTTTTTACAAGCAATATGGTATAAAAAGCAACAAGAAATAGCTGATATATAAGAAAGACAATAAATACTAATATATAATATATATTAGTATAGATTAGTATAGATTAGTATATTAATAAATCAAATAAATGAGAGAAATAAAATTATAAAATTTAAGGAAATTTTGAAATAATTAATATTTAGTTCGTAATACTTAAAATTATAAGTTCTTATTGATGTATAATGGGTGATTTAGAACCGGTTATTATAGATATTAATAAAAGCGATAATAATTTAAGTGCAAATAAACCGTCTGTAAATTTTGGTGGTGGAATTGAATTATTAATGAATGAAAAGAAAAAGGGTTCATCTGCGGAATTAGGATTAGCAGAATTAAGTGATTTAGAAAATGAATTAAATGATTTATCAACAGATGTTAATAAAAAAACTTTAGAAACTTCTAGATCAAATATATTTAATGATGCAATTAATTCCGTAAATACAGATAATAAATCAATTTCTAATCTAAAAGTAGATTTTAAAGATATGCCAGTAAATTCAACAAATGATGAATATAATACGGGCAATTTAGGGGAAGCAACATCTATGAATTATACAGATAATAAATCATGGGATGGTTATGGAAAATTTAATAATATACCAGTTAGTTCAGCGGAACCATCATTGGATAAAGAAGAATTATTAAGAGAAAAATTCAAATATTTACGACGTTTAGAAGAATTAGAAAGAAAGGGCGCATCATTAACAAAAAAATATACTATGGATTCTCCTCTATCAGAACTTCAAGGTGAATATGAGATGATTGTTTCCGAAAAAGAAAAATCAAATAGTGTGAAATTTCAAGGAAAAATGTTAATGGCTGCAATTACTGGAATAGAATTTTTAAATGATAAATTTGATCCATTTGATCTTAAAATGGATGGCTGGGCAGAACAAGTAAATGAAAATATAACAGATTATGATGAAATTTTTGGAGAATTACATGAAAAATATAGATCAAAAGCAAAGATGGCACCAGAATTGAAACTCTTGTTTCAATTAGGAGGTTCTGCTATTATGGTTCATATGACAAATACAATGTTTAAATCATCTATGCCCGGTATGGATGATATAATGAAACAAAATCCGGAACTTATGCAACAATTTACTCAAGCGGCTGTTAATAATATGGGCGAAACCAAACCTGGATTTGGTAATTTTATGAATAGTTTTATGCCTGGTTCATCAAATAATATGGGACCACCTGAAGTTCCAAATATGGGACAACTACCACCATCGGTAAATACCCAAGTAAATAAAAGTCAACGTTATGAACCCCCAAATAATAGACCAGATTTAATGGCTTCAAGAACTCAACAAGGTATTAGTATAGAAGAAAAATATACACCATTAGAAAAAGTATCAGAACCAATTAATACACCTGGTAGTTATGAACAAACAAAACGTCCAGAAATGAAAGGACCCGGTGATTTATCAAGTATTTTATCTGGATTAAAAACAAAACAAGTTAATATTCCAACCAAACCACCTAGTGAAAAAAATGCTAGTACAATAAGTATTCAAGATTTAAAAGAATTATCAAATCAGAAATTACCCAAATCTAATAGAAAATCAAAATCAAACAGTGCAAAAAATACTATTAGTTTAGATCTTTAATTATAGATAATAATTAATATTTAGATTTTTTAGATTTTTTAGATTTTTTAGATTTTTTAGATTTTTTAGATTTTTTAGATTTTTTAGATTTTTTAGTAAAAAATTTTCCTCCGTTAACTAAATTATCATAATGAGGTAATGGTGGGATTGGAAGTAATGATGTTATTAAAGAATTTTTTCCAAGTGGTAAATCTCGTTCTTCCCAATCGTGACTTTTATTAGCTTGCAGAGATAATGAGGCAGGATAAGGAATTGTGTTTGTTAATATAAACGATGGATCAGGCATAATATATAGATGTACTACCCTAACCCAACCACTGTTATTGATATATTGATAATCTTTACCCATATTATATAATACACCTTCTGGATTATTTGTTGTTAGAATAAGATTATTAGGTAATAATATTTCACGTTCACTCAACCCATATAATGATTCGAATGGTTTTTTATCAAAAGATATATAAGGTATTCCTGGTGCAAGTCTAATTTTATAACAAGTAGCCGTAGTTCCTGTTTTTGATCGATTTGGTGATCCCATAAACGTGTTTATTGTGTGTAAAAAATTATAACCATTATTAATAGGACTATTTACTGAACAACTCATATAATTTTTCATTCTAACTCCAAATATTCCAGAATTAGAATCAGAAGATGGTATATTTTCAAAAGTGAAGTTAAAATCTTGACCTCGCCATAATGTATTATAAAATTTATTATCCCATAAAACGCTACCAGTTCTATCTGTAAAATTGGATCGTTTAAATATATCACTAAATTGATTCTGTTTTATGGCTAATTGCCTTTCTATATACTGTATTTGATTCGTTAGTGACTCATCATCTTGGATTAAATCGTTTTCGTCGATACAATTAGTTTCTTGAACTTTACTTAAAAAATTATTAATAGGACAACTTATAGAAGGAGATGCATTATGACATGCAGATGCTAAATCACTGCTATAACTACTATCCCATAAATATCTATTTAAATTTGTTGCCCAATTGGAAGATGTATAACAATAGATATTTGATATATCTTGGGAATTTATAGGATTTGGTAGGTTTCCACCATGTGTTGCCGATACTAGTTCTGGACCAGGTTTGAATTGTTGAGCAACCATATCGCGTCCTGTTTTAATATTTACAATATCATTAAAATAGGTTGGCTTGTTTTTTTTTAGAAATTCTAAATATTTTGAATCCCAGAGTATTTCTTTATGTAACCATGTTTTATAATTAAATTTATTTTTAACATTAAGTTCATTAATTAAGCCAGTAATATCAAATGGTTTCAAATTAATATTACCATAATTATTATATTTATTATATTTATTAGAAGAATAATTTTTAATTTCCATTTGTTTTATATATTAACTAAATATTATATTATATTATATACAAATAGTCAGAAAAATACATTTAGTTTAGATTTATAAATGTTCTAATATTTAAAGACATGTTTACTTTATTATATTATTATATATTATTATGAAAATATATAATAATTTTTTTAATGAATATTTAAATTTAAATCCAGAGTTAGGTTCATATATTGGAGAGAGAAAATATGATAAATATTATTCTATAGAGATAAATCAAACTTATAGAGATAAATATTATTCACTATGCGAAGAGTATTTAAATAAATTAGAAAAAGATAAAACTATAGATAAACATGATATATATATTAAATCATTTAAATATTTTTTACAAAAAGAATTAGACAGTAAAGAATCTGAAGGATATTTAATACCTTTACAACCAAATGATAATAATATATTAAATTTTATTGAATTATCATTGGGAGAATCATATTTACCATTAAAAACTATAAAAAATTATAAAAATATGATTATTCAATTTAAAGGATTTGCTGAATGGATTGATGTTGCAATAAAAAATATGAAAATAGGTATAGAAAAAAAATACATAATATCAAAGTTTCAATGTAAGAAATTAATTGAACAAATTAATGGTATATTAACAAAACAAAGTTATATGCCAGATATAGATAAAATACCGATAAGTATTAAAGATGAATATTTGGAAATTATAGATAAATATTTTGTTAAAAATATAAAAATTATAAAAAAATTTATAAAAAATGAATATTTACCACATTGTTTAGAAGAGAGTGGTCTATATTATTTACCAAATGGAAAAAAAATTTATCAAAATTTAATTAATTATTATACAACGCTCAATAATTATACTCCAGATATTATTCATAAATTAGGTATATCGGAAGTAGAACGCATAACAAATGAATTAAATACTATAAAAGATAAATTTAATTATAAAGGTACATTAAAACAATTTAAAGAATATATGAAAAAAAATCCAAAAAATTATTATAAAACATCACATGAAATAATAAGTGCTTTTGAAAAAATGCGAACACAAATAAATAAAATAATCATGCCAAAATATTTTAACTTAAAAATTAATCATGATTATGAAATAAAATCTATACCAGATTATTTATCAGATTATTCTAGTTCCGCATATTATATGATGCCATCATATAATAATTCAAGAAAAGGAACATTTTATTTAGATACTACTAATATCAAAGGCAATCCTATTTATGAAACTCGAGTATTATCTCTCCACGAAGGTAATCCCGGACATCATTTCCAATTAACATATTCAATTGATCAAAATATTCCCAAATTTTTTTTATATATTATGGATAATACAGCTTATATAGAAGGATGGGGATTATATTGTGAATCATTTATAGACAAAAATAATTATATAGATGAATATGGACGATTAAATTATGAAATGATACGCGCAGTTCGTTTGGTTGTAGATACTGGTATTCATCATTATGGATGGAGTTATGAAAAAGCATTTGAATATTATAATAAACATTGTTTGTCGACCAAAAAAGAAACGCAAAATGAGATACTAAGATATATTGAATCTCCTGGACAGGCATTAGCATATAAAATAGGTGAAATATTTATTAATAATTTAAGAGATGAATATTTAAAAAAAAATAATGATATTAAAGCATTTCATAAAAAATTTTTGCAATACGGAGCTTTACCTCTATGTTTTATGTAAATAAGGGGATACCCC